GCGTCACGCTGAATAAACCCTGCGGCGCTATCACCACAACCAACTCAGCCCTGGCTGCTGATGCTGAGGTTACTTTTACCGTAACCAACAGCGAAGTTGCTGCTACTGACGTTGTGGTTGCTTGCATTAAGTCTGGTGGTACTTCCGGCGCTTATGTGCTGGGCGTCACCGCCATGGCTGCAGGATCGTTTGACTTGACTCTGGGCAATGTGTCCGGTGGTTCGCTCAGCCAAGCGGTGGTGATTAATTTCATCGTCCTGAAGGCTGCTGCAGCCTGATGGGTTTGTTTGCCTTCCGGCGACTGCGTGAACAGGAGGCTTCGGTTTCGACCGGAGCCTCTCTTTCTATTGCAGAGCCTACCCCTAAACTTGAAACACCAGAACCATTGCCCGCTGTAGTAGACGATGGCAATCACAATCGACGCAACAGTGGGGGGCGCAAACGCAAACTCCTACCTGACACTGGCAGCAGCCAACACAATTATTGAAGGATTGGTGCAGGACGCTGACGTGACCGCATGGGCGTCTGCTACCGATGACCAACGGAATCGTGCGCTGTTTACCGCGACGCAACGCATAGACCGTGAGCGGTTTTTAGGTGCTCGTGCAACAGACACGCAAGCATTGCAATGGCCTAGAGATGGTGTCCGCAAGCCAGACACTTATATCAACACCTACGCTACGGGGTTCCCTTTTAGGATCACGGCAGATTATTACACCACCAGCGAGATCCCCGATCAGGTCAAAAAAGCACAGGTTGTTCTTGCGGTTTACCTAAACAACAATAAGGATGGCTTAGGGCTTTCTGGTCTTGAGGATTTTAAGGCGGTCAGCATCGGCAGCCTTAGCGTCACGCCCGCAGGTGCCAGCAGCATCGCAACTGGTGCTGATCGTGTCCCACCAATTTTTGAACGTTACTTCACTGGTCTTAGAATTAGTGGACCAGGCAACATCGCCATCCGTCGCAGCTGACCATGAACTACAACTCAAACGACAGCTACAACATTGGCTTTGAGTACATCAGCGATACGGCAGCGCATACTGGGCGCTTTTACAAGCTGTATGCCGTAGCGGATGCGGTGATCAATACTGCTACGGTACAGAACGCTAGCGGCAACACGTTCAGCTCAGTGCCACTGAGCCATGGTGATTGCATTGAAGGCGTTTTTACGAGCGTGACTTTGACCTCTGGCAAGATCGTTGCTTACAAGATCTGACCATGGCATTTAAAGGACATCAGGCAAACGGGGTTGATTACACGCTTGGCGCTGAGGTCATCCATGATACCGTTGCCCATACTGGGCGGTTCCACCATATTGACTTTTACGAAAACACGCAGATTGATACAATCATCAGCACAAACATGACAGGCAACACTCTAAACGGTGAGTCATTCCCTGCAGGTTTTGAGCTGCGTGGATTGTTTACTAGCATTAGATTGCAGAATGGAGCCTGCATAGCCTATAAAGTCTGATGGCACTTGTTACGACGCTACGGAAGACTGCCAGCAAACTAATGGCAAAGTTTGGCGGGCAAGTAACGATTCGCGTGGTAACACCCGGAGCGTATAACACCACCACCGGCGCAATCACAGAGACAACTAGCGATACGACAGTACGCGGCATCCTAGAAGATGTTAATGCGCGTGAAGTCAATGAGCTGATTCAAGCAAGCGACAAGCGCCTGACGATTGCGGCGTTTGACGTGTCAAATGCGCCGACGACAACGGATCGTGTTGTGATTAGCAGCGTTAGTCACCAGATCATTAGGGTAGTTACGATTGAGCAGGACAACACGGCTGTCACTTACGAACTGATCCTGAGGGCATAGTGGCACGACGCATCAACCTATCGCAGATCGGCAGCTACTCACAAGAGAAGTACGAAAAACTGCTGCGGGCGGTTGTGTTTGAAACAGACAGCAGGCTGAAACAAGAAAGCCCTGTTGATACTGGGCGTTTTCGTTTGAGTTGGGCAATTAGCGAACAGGGTACACCCGGCTATGACGCGGGACCGCGAACTAGTCCTAGTGGTATCACACCGCCGCGCAGACTGGATTATCTAGTAGAACGAGCGGGCGGTGTATATCACATCCACAACAACTTGCCGTATGCCGAGCGCTTGGCTGGCGGCTGGTCTACACAGGCACCTGCCGGTTGGACTGATCGCATCGCCCGTGAAATGACTGCATGGGTTCGGCAGCAAGCTGACCGCATTGGGAGGGAAGACTAATGGCAGCAGTCAACCTCAACACCATCCGCTCAACCATAGAGGGCAGGCTTGCCACAGAGTTAGCCCTGTCACCAGTCATTCCTGTTGCATTTCATAACCAACCGCTGACTCCGACCCCAAATAGTTCCTTTGTCCAATGCCTTGTCAGCTTTGGCAACAATAACTTCTTGACAATGGGCGGCACCACTGGCAGCAGCAACAGTGTCATCGGTGTCATCGTCATGAATGTCTTTACGCCAAAAGGTGTTGGACCTGGCGCAAATTTGACGATTGGGAAACGGATTCGTGACCTTTACAATAGGCAAGTAGTCAGTGGCGTTCATTTTGACCCGCCTACTGGACCCGAGGTGGTGGCATCGCCAGCTCCCGAGGGTTACTTCCAAACACAGGTCAGATTGACCTTTGAAACCTTCGAGGATCTCTAACCATGGCTTTCTACCGGGGACAGCAAGGCAGCGTCAAGTTTGATGACGCAGGCACAACTGCCGTAGCCATTACCAGCACCCGCTCATGGTCTTTGACCGTTGAGAAGGAATCGCTTGATACCACCGCTTTGGGCGCTACTTATCGCGCCAACGTCGGCGGCTTGATTAGCGGTTCTGGCACCTGTGAATTGCTTTACACAGCAAGCAGTTCAGACGAGACTAATGCGTTTATTGAGATGGTAAACACTGCCACCGATGAAGGTTTGGCTCTGTTTGAACTATTCCTTGACACCACCGGCACTAAGAAAATCAGCTTTGATGGTGTGATTACCTCGGCTGAGTACTCCGCTACTGTTGGTGAAATTGAAGTGATCACAGTCAACTTCGTGACCAACGGCGCCATCACTCTGGACATCTGATCATGGCTTTTTATCGCGGTCAACAAGGTACTGTCTTTTTTGACAAGGCTGGTAGTGGCGGTCTGTCTGAGATCGCAGCAGTGCGGTCATGGTCAATGACCGTAGAGAAGGAATCGCTAGACGTAACCGACCACGGCGACACGTATCGTGCCAATGTGGGTGGTTTGATCAGTGGTTCAGGCACCATTGAGTTGATGTACGACGCGCCTAGTGCTGGCGACAAACTTGACCTAATCAAGGATGTCAACCAAGCCACAGACGAGGCTGATGCGGCTTTTGAGTTGTACTTAGACGAAACTGGCGGTAAGAAAATTACGGGCACCTTGGTGGTGACAGGCTCTGAATACAGTGCTACGGTTGGCGAGCTAGAGATTGTGACGGTTAACTTTGTCACCTCTGGCTCTCTTAACCTAGCCATCTAATGCCTTCAGCTACGCCTCGCGCCGTTGACCTGCTCACTGGCGCTTTTGACCTAAACCAGCGCCGTAAATTCAGCGTCACCAATGATGCTGGCGAAGCGGTGCTGGTTTTGTATTTCAAACCTATCACCCGCGCTGATCGAAAGCGTGCAAGCAGCCTTGCTGGTTCTGAGGAGGCTTTAGACATCAGCACCCAGATGCTATGCCAAATGGCAGAGCTGGAGGATGGCACCAAAGCATTTGCGTCGGCTGATGCTGTCAAACTTCAGCGAGAATTGCCTGAGCGCGTACTTAACGACTTAGAGCTGTTCTTGTTTGGGCTTGGTGGTGACGGCAACATTGACGAAGCAAAAAACGATTAGAGGAAGACTCGTGGCTGTTTTTTGAGTTCTTCCTAGCAACAGAACTTGGCATGACCGTAAGCCGATTACGGGCTGAACTGACTGAAGCCGAGTTCGTTTATTTCGCCGCTTTCTACGAGGTTAAGAACAAGCGCGAAAGGGCTGAGATAGATAAGGCGCGTTCACGGAGGTAGACTATAAGCTCAGGGAGGGTTTGCTGTGGCTGTTTCGGTCGTTGACGTACAAGTAAACGCCCAAGGCGCCGTACGCGGGTTAAATCAAGTCAATATTGCGTCCAGAGCTGCAGAGGCTGGTGTTCGCAGCCTTAAGGGTGCAGTCCTTGGCTTGACGGCAGGCTTTACGGCTTTGTCAGCAATTCGATTAGTTGTTGGTAAAACTGCAGAACTAGAAAAACAAACGCGCAGTCTTCAAACACTTACCGGCAGTGTTCAAGAAGCAAAAAGGATCATTTCTGATTTGCAGCAGCTAGGGGCTGTTACTCCGTTTACAAGTGCCGAACTGATTGATGCCGCAAAAAGGCTACAGGCATTTGGCGTAGAGGCTAAAAATGTTGTAGAAACGACCAGACGCCTTGCTGATGTGTCCGGCGCAACTGGCGCCGAGTTGCAAGGACTAGTTACAGCTTTTGGTCAAGTTCAGGCAAAAGGCAGATTGCAAGGTGAAGAGCTATTGCAATTCCAAGAACGCGGGATTGCGCTGCAAGAGGAATTGCGGCGTATGTATGGAATGACTGGGCAGGAGTTCCAAAAGGCTTTGGGTAAGGGTCGAATTAGTGCTGAGGCGGTTGAAGTTGCCATCATTAATTTGACAGACAAAGGCGGCAAATATGCAAATGGTGCGATTGCTCAATCTACTACGTTGGAGGGCAAGTTTAGCACACTAACTGATGGCGTCGATGAAATTGCAAGAAAAATTGGGCAAACGCTTCAACCTGCACTTAAAGAAATACTTGACTTGGCAATTCTTGTCATCAATAAAATCAACGAAGCGCTGGCTGGACCTGATTACAAAAAAGCCAACGACAGACTTTTCAATACTCGGGCAACAATTAAGGAGTTGACACTTGATATTGAGGCTGCAGAGAAGGCTGGTGTTGGCATGGCTCAAGGGCTTCAGATTCAGGGCGTGGATGGTCAGGTACTTGCTCCATCTGTGCCTGTTTTGCCGCGTATGAAAGCGGATCTTAAGACTTTGCAAAAGGAAGCGAAAACACTTGAAGAACGACTGAGCGAATTAAGAAGAGCAGCGGCACCGTCAAAAGCAAAACCAAAACCAGAAACACCGGAACTTTTGTCTGGCGTAGATCCGACGGCGAAAGGGCGCACAAAAAAAGAACGCGAAAGCCAGGCTCCTGAACTGACACGTGAACTTGGCTTATTACAACAGCAGACACAGTTGCAAGGTTTGCTTGCTCAAGCTGCTTTGGCTAAAAACAAAGAGGATGAAATTCGCCTGCAAGGTATCGGTCGAGAGACTGAACTTTTGTATCAAGCCCTTGCGATTGAGCAAAGCTCGGTCCCATTAAAGGAAAAACAACTTGGGGCGGCTAAGATTGCTGAACAGCTAGCTCAAAGTCAAATACAAACAGCGCGAGAGCTTGCTTTGTTAGACCTACAGCAACGCGAAACTGGCTTCGAAAGAATTTCTAATTTAGAGGATGAGCAAAAACTTCTCCTTGCAAAACTGCAAGGCACAGAAGCTGAAGAGATTTTAAGGCAACAGTTGCGTGATATTATGAAAGATACAAAAGGATTAGACGAAGGGCAAGTCAAGGCACTTCTGGACCGCAACAATGCCCTAAAGCAACAAGTTGAAGCTGCCACTCAACTTAAACAGCTTTATGCCGACATTGGCATGTCCATTAAGGACGGTGTTGTTGGCGCTATCCAAGGCGCCATTGATGGCACAAAGAGTCTGCAAGAGGTCGCCACTAATTTGTTGAGTAACATAGCCAACAAGTTGTTGGATGTAGCTGTCAACATGGCACTATTTGGAGCATTATCGGGCACTGGTACTGGCGGCGGCTTGCTTGGGGGATTATTTAAGCGAGCCGGTGGCGGCTCTGTCATGGCTGGTCAAGGTTACCTCGTTGGCGAACGTGGTCCTGAACTGTTCATGCCAGGTCGCAGTGGTGGCATTGCTCCTGCTGGCAGCTTTGGTGGCGGCACTAACATCACAGTGAATGTTGACGCCAAAGGTAGTAGTGTGCAGGGCAATGCCGGTCGTGGCGATCAACTCGCTAGGGCTGTTGCAATGGCTGTACAGGCAGAATTGATTAAACAGAAGCGTCCCGGAGGCATCCTCGCTTAACCATGGCAACCTTCAATTACACGCCAGATTATTCGGCACAAGAATCAAGCAATCCTGCTGTCAATACTGTCAAACTTGGCGACGGTTATGAACAACGGTATCGCTTTGGGCTTAACAGCGATATGAAAAGCTGGTCACTGACCTTCAGTAATCGTGATGATAATGAGGCTGACGCAATTACGGATTTTCTTGAGGCTCGTGGGGGCTGGGATAATTTCACTTGGACTCATCCCATAAAAAACACAACCGCTCAATACATTTGTTCTGAATGGTCACGCAGTATCGTGTCCTTCAACCGCAACACCATTCAAGCTACGTTCCGTCAGGTGCCTGAATCGCAATGAATAACAACGTTATTGCTGAGCTTCACAAGCTTGCTCCTTCGGCAATCATTGAGCTGTTCAAACTGGAGTTGTTTCAAGATATTCATGGCGTCAGCACGTCTTATTACTTCCATGCTGGTGTCAATGAGAAAGATGATCCGGGTGATCTCGTGTGGATTGATCCTGACGACATCAATGAGCAATCGCCCAGCCCAGTTGATTACGTTCGTTTTCCAGTCGAAGCGACAGGTTTTGAATATACGGGGCAGGGTACATTGCCGCGACCAACAATACGTGTCAGCAATGTATTTAGCATCATGTCCGCAGTGCTGTCAGACGTAAACCGTGATGTTCCAGGCAATGATCTATGCGGTGCCAAACTGACGCGGATTCGTACACTTGCAAAATTTCTGCCTGCCGCCAACTTTCAAGGTGGTTCTAATCCTTACGGCAATCCTGATGTAACAGCAATTTTGCCGCTTGAGGTTTATTACGTTGATCGTAAGGTTAGTGAAAACAGGGATCTAGTTGAATTTGAACTTGTCAGCTCTTTGGATCTGGCAGGTGTGCGTGCGCCTAAGCGTTTGTGTATTGCTAACTTATGCCCGTGGAAATACAGAGGTGCTGAATGTGGGTATACGGGGACGTTGTATTTTAACGAAAATGATGAGCAAGTAGCCAACTCAACTGATGATATATGCGGCAAGCGCCTTAGCAGTTGCGTACTACGTTTTGGCACTGCAATCAAGCAAGGGCAAGTTACTAATAATAGCACCACAATGAAATTGCTAGAGCCTACACAAGGCATCACCATGGGCATGTTGGTTGATGGCTTTGGCATACCAGCTAATACAACGGTCACTAACATTGTTAATCAAGGCAGCACTGAAACGGTTTCGGCTTATTCAACCCAAGCCGGACAAGACGTAACGATTACCGCAACGGCTGGATATATTTTCACTTCTATTGTTTTTGCCAGTTACGGCACCCCAACAGGCACAGCTCCTAATTTTGTTTTTGGCGCTTGCCATGCTGAACGGTCTTTGGAGATCGTAAGCGAGAAATTGATTGGAGCTAATTCAGCAACTTTCACCTACCCATTCAATAATCTTTTTGGTGATCCTTGTAAGGGCACGACAAAGAATTTAGCGATTGTGGCGATTGCAAGTCAGGTTGGCACCATCACACTTAGCCAAGCTGCAAACTTAACAAGCAACGAGTATTCGCGTACAGGCACGATTCGTAAGACAGCGCCCATTCTTGACGTAACCAGTGCAACCAATATCAGACCAGGCATGAAGGTGACAGGGCGTTACCTGCCAGCCAGTACCACTGTGGTGCAGGTGAACGGCACTGCTATTGAATTAAGCACTCGACCGTATATAATCCAACGGACGGGCAAGGTTGATATTTCAGATCCAGATGATCAAAGCATCACCCTATCAGATACATCTGATTTATCCGTTAATATGTTCGTTTTTGGTGAATTATTGGATGAAGATGCTGATAGTAAAAATACTGCAGCTATTCAACAGGTTGTAGCGGCAGATGAGTTTTGGACAAAAAATTCTGACACTGGTGTATTCCAACCTGTCGGCAAATTTAATGCATATAAGACCAATAAAGCAAGTTGGGATGGCACTGAGGTTACGCTTGGTGTAACGGAGACCGAAACCTTTACAACAGACACTGTTGCGACACCAGCAGGCACCAGCAATATTGTTGTTCAAATTAAAGCTAGCAATGTAGCTTCTGACAACTTCAGAGCCAATGCTGACACCACGGGTGTATTTAGTCGCAACAATAATGTGCAGATTGGATATGTAGGCGGTCAGGAGATCCAGCTTGGTGTGACGCCACAAACGTTATCATTCGGCACGTCATTTTCTAAACAAATAGCGATCTACCAATTTTGGACGCGCCCAACAATTTCGGGCTTGTTTGTGCCCAATGGTCAAGCTGCTAGCGCAACAGTCAAGCGCCGCTGGGAAGGAGCAAACGTGACCTTTGGCACGACTGGTAAGGGCAATACTAGGAATGGATACGAAAAGGGTAAGTTCCGTGAAACATTTGAAGATGCTGTTGGAAATAAGTGGGATGGCTACGAGGTTGTGCAATGGGTTAATGGCAATAAGACAACAAAATATGGCGAGGCTACAGGCTCAGTGTTAAAAAATCCTATGACCGTTGGCAGCTCTTCAACCGCAACTTTGTATAACGGGTACGAAGCTGGTGATAAGGTAGAGGATTTTACCGACGTTAGTGGCGACAAATATGTTGGCTGGCGTTTGATCTATTATGTTAACTATGTTACCGATTGGGATTCATTAACTTCTGAGGGCAAGAAGACGTATCAAGCTACATACAACAGAGGGCAAGGTACGCGCACAGTAACGTATATCATTAGGGCGCAACGTATAGTCAGCATTAGCAAAGACGGTTACGAAAAAGGCGCTGAAAAGGAGAAATTTATGGATGCTGATGGCAATAACTGGCGTGGCTTTGAAATTAAAAAATGGACTTCAGGCACCGTTGCTACAAATTATCAACTAACAAAAAGTAGTGACAATTCGCTAACGCGTTCTGCAAAAATTACCGCGATCTCAAACAACAAGTTTATTCGTCTAAATGGTTATGGACTGTTACAACATGGCACGGAGCAGTCATTTTACTTTGTGCCAGTAACACCTGCACAAGAGACATATACGTTCAAGGCGCCAAGCACTTATCGATTTGGGCAGACTACCAATAAAGTTCCATTTGGCTCGTTCCCTGGAATTGGTGCGTATCAATGATTCCAACGTATAAACGTGCTGCGTTAGACCATGCCAAGGCTGAGGCACCGTTGGAATCTTGCGGATTATTAGTGGTGGTTAAAGGTCGAAAGCGTTATGTGCCATGCCGCAATCGTTCGCGCCAACAGGACGTTTTCCTTCTTGATCCCGACGACTATGCGGCAGCGGAAGATTTAGGAGAGATCATCGCTATTATCCATAGCCACCCAAACCATCCGCCAGTCCCAAGTGAAGCTGATCGCCTGTCATGTGAGCGCACCGCCTTGCCGTGGTTCATTGTTAATCCTTCCACTGAGGAATGGGGCGAATGTCTGCCAACTGGTTATCGCGCACCGCTGATTGGGCGTCAGTGGATCTGGGGCGTCAGCGATTGTTGGACCTTAGCGCGGGATTGGTATAGCCAGACATGGGGGCTTGAATTATTAGACTGGGATCGACCGGACACGCCAGAGCAGTTTCAACACTCACCGATGTTCGAAGATTGCTGGGCGGATGCTGGGTTTACAGTTGTGGTCAGTGATCAGCCTGAGATTGGGGACGCAATTTTGATGCAGCTCGGTCAGGTTGGGTTGGATCATGTTGCCATTTACATTGGCGATGGGATGCTGTTGCACCACATCAGTGGTCGATTGAGCAGCCGTGATCTGTACGGCGGCTATTATCAGAAGCAGACCGGGAGGATTCTGCGTCATGCTTCGCGTCGTTAGGGTCTACGGTGAGCTTGCAAAATTCCTTGGACAGCGCGAGTTCAAGGCTGTAGTTGCTTCACCGGCTGAAGCAATCCGTTTTTTACTGGCAAATTTTCCGGGGCTACGTGCCCACATGGCAGAGCAGTATTACGAGGTGCGTGTTGGTAGGCGTGCATTACCCATAGGCGATGAGCCTGAACATTTGCATTATCCGGTTGGTCGTGAAGAGGTAATTACATTTAAGCCTGTGGTATCTGGTGCTGGTGCAACTGGACGCATTATTGCTGGCGTAGCATTGATTGCAGTTGCTGCATTGTTGTTACCTGGAGCGCCTTTAGCAGGTGCGCTTGGTTTTTCGATTGGCGGTCAGGCTGTTGGTGTTGCAGCAGCAGTTGGTCTTAGCTTGGCGCTGAGCGGTGTTACTCAGCTCTTGGCACCCACACCACAAATTCAATCAGGTGCTGACAGCGAGAAAGATCCGCGCAAGTCCTATAGCTTCAGTGGCGTTCAGAATGTTAGTAGGCAAGGTTTGCCAGTGCCTGTGATTTACGGTGAAGTGATCGTTGGCTCCATTGTGGTTTCTGCTGGTATTGACATTCAGCAAATTGAGGTAGAAGCATGACACGAATCCGTGGTGCATTTGGTGGTGGCGGACAGCAATACAGCTCTGCTGTGCGTGTGCCGCGTGAGGCCAAGGATAATTTAGAAAGCACAAGTTTTGCCCGTGTTTTGGACCTTCTCGGTGAAGGCGAAATTGAGGGTTTTCCTTCGGCGCGTAATTACAAGATTGGCTCTGATGAATATGAAAATGCAATCTTGAAGGATATTTTTCTTGATGATACGCCGATCTTAAATTCAACGGCAGACGATAAAAATCCTTCAGACTCAGATTTTAATTTTAAGAATGTAACCGTTGATGTTAGGCGTGGTATTCAAGGACAGAGCCCAATCAAGGGGTTTGACAAGATAGCACGTGAAACAGCAGTGCAGGTGCAGGTCACCCATGCTGTTCCGATCACACGCACAATTACCGATCCAACAGTTACATCAGTAAGGATCACAATCTCAATTCCACTGTTGCAGAAAGTTGAGAATAATGGTGATGTTAATGGCAGCTTTGTTTCTCTGGCAATCCAGATTGCTTATGCAGGTGAAGGGTACACCACGCCTATAGCCGATTTAATTAAAGGTCGCACTGCTGATTTGTATCAGCGTGATTATGTGATCAATCTGCGTGAAACTGGCAAGTTCCCAATTAACATTCGTGTTGTACGTGGAACGGAAGACCCAACGTCTTCGCGTGTTGTCAATGCTTTTACATGGAGCAGTTACACCGAGATAATTGATCAACGTTTCTCGTACCCAAATACGGCACTGGTTGGGATGCGCGTTGATTCACAGCAGTTCAGTGCAATTCCACGACGGAGCTATCGGGTTCGTGGCATTAAGGTAAAAGTTCCAAGCAATGCTACGGTCAATAGAGATAACGGGTCGTTACGTTATGCAGGCGTTTGGAATGGCACGTTTGCCGCTGCTCAGTGGTGTAGTGATCCAGCATGGATTTTGTATGACCTGTTAATTGCAACCCGATATGGTTTGGGCGATCATATTAAAGAAGCACAACTGGATAGATATGCGTTTTTTGAAATTAGCAAATACTGCGGCGAGCCTGTTAATACTGGCAAAAAAGATGCGCAAGGTAACGCAATTTATGAGCCGCGTTTTTCTTGTAACGTTAATATTCAAACGCAAGATGAAGCATACAAACTGATCAATGATTTGTGTTCTACATTCCGTGGAATGGCTTACTGGAGCAATGGATCAATTACATTGTCGCAGGATGCACCAAAAGATACGGCAGCATTGTTTGGCTTGGCAAACGTCAGTGAGGAGGGTTTTGCATATAACGGCAGCAGCCTAAAGACACGCCCAACCGTTGCCATCGTTCAATATCAGAACCTTGAGACACGACAGCCCGCTTATCAGGTTATTGAAGATCGCGCAGCTTTGAATCGTTACGGTTATCAGCCAACTGAAGTTAATGCCTTTGGTTGCACCAGTCCCAGTCAGGCGCAACGTGTTGGTGAATGGTTGCTGTATTCAGGGCAGTATGAAAGCGAGACAGTCAGTTTCACAACTAATTTAGCTGAAGGTACGATTGTCCGTCCAGGCGACATTATTGAAATAGCCGACCCAATTCGTTCCGGTGAACGCCGTGCTGGGCGTATTCAAGCAGTCAATCAAGCCTTCACACAGGTCACGATTGATGATGCAACAAACAGCACACTGCCTACCTCTGGCAACCCAAGGTTGATGGTGATGTTAAATAATGGAACGATTGAAGAACAAGACATTACGTCTATTGCGAATAAGGTTGTGACGGTATCAACAGCATTTAGCGCATCACCGTTAGTTGGTGGAATGTGGGTATGGAAGACTGGAGATTTGCAGACAAGCACATGGCGCGTGTTGTCTGTTGCTGAACAGGATGGTGTCAATTATCAAGTAACGGCGCTGGCGTATAACGGTTCAAAGTATGCATATATTGAACGCGATATTCCGTTGAAATTCAGGGATGTCACCAATCTGCAGGTACGCCCAAGCGACCCGTCTAACTTAAAAGCAACTGAATTGTTCTATGAATCTAGCGGACGTGCTCGCGTCAAGATCGCCGTTAGTTGGCGTGCTGTAGCTGGTGTCAGTCAGTACATCTTGCGTTGGCGTGAGTCAAATGGTAACTGGCATAAACAAACAACTAATAGTACCGATTACGAGATTTTTGACACACAACCTGTTGAGTATGATGTTGAGGTTTATGCAGTTGGTGCATTAGGCCAACGATCAAACGCTGCAGTTGTAACGCTGCAGGCAATCGGTAAAACAGCAGCCCCTGCAATGCCAACGGGTGTACGCCTTGTAGCGATTGATCAGGCTACTGCGATCTTTAGCTGGAAGATTTCTAAGGAACTTGACGTAAAAATTGGCGGCAAAGTATTGATTAGACATGACCCGGCAACCAGCAATGTGGTTTGGGAAAACGCTAACCCGATTGTCCCTTCTGCAGCCGGCAATCAAACACAAAAACAGGTTCCATTACTGCCTGGCACTTACTTAGTTAAGTTTGAGGACGATGGCGGCAGGCGTTCAGCGAACGCAGCACAAGTGGTGTTGCCGCAGATTAAACCGCAACCTCGTTTGCCGTTGACCTTCCCATGAGCACTTTTGCTGAGCACAATCTAACGCCACCATTCTCGGGCACAACAACCGAGATGTTTTACAGCGCATCGCTAGGAGGTTTAATCCTTAGCACTGGGCTGAAGGTTGATGATATGGCGACAGACGGAAATTGGGATGCGCTTGGTTCGATTGATGGCTTGGGTGGTGTCGTGGCAGAGGGCGAATATCAATTCAAAAATACTTACGACATGGGTGCTGTTTTTGACGTAAATTTGCGGCGCATCATTGTTAGTCAACCATTCCAACCCGGAGATTTCTGGGACGACAAAATTGATTTGATTGATACATGGCCGACGATTGACGCGGACAACCTTGATGCTGTAGCCGCTTTGCTGTATGTAAGGACAACAAATACTGATCCTGCCGGTTCACCAACGTATACAGATTGGCAAGAATTTAGTAACGCGATTGTGCGCGGTCGTGGCTTTCAATTTAAAACGAGCGCAACCAGTGAAGAGAACAGTCAAAACATCCTGATCACTGAACTGGGCGTTGACATGGAGCTACAACAACGGATGGAGCAATCTGATATTTTGACTGCTACGGCAGGCACCAACACGATCACGTTTGAAGATAGTTTTTACGATGTACCGTCCATCGGGATTTCGGCTTATGACATGGTGAGTGGTGACTACTACGCCATCACCAACGTGACGCGCACAGGTTTTCAGATAGTATTTAGGGACAGCGGCAACACGGCCGTGTCAAGGCAATTCAACTACAACGCAGTCGGCTACGGCTTGGAGATCACCTGATGCCAATCCATGATTACGTCATTGACAACCAAACCGGCGCTGCATTTCGCGCTGATCTGAACAACGCGCTGGCTGCAACCGTCACGTTGAACAGTAGCGCGACGGCACCGACTACCACCTACGCCTACATGTTGTGGTCTGACACGACTGCGGGTGAGCTGAAGCAACGTAATTCTGCCAACAATGGTTGGGTGTCAATCGGGACGCTGGGCAGTGCGAACCTTGGACTGTTGACGAGTGCCACGGCTGCTAGCACCTACGCGCCGATTAATAATCCGACTTTTACGGGCACAGTCACAATTCCTGCCAACGCAGTCATCAGCGGTTATCTGACCAGTTCAACCGCAGCTAGCACCTACGCGCCACTGGCTAGCCCAACGTTTACTGGCGATGTGATGATCAATGGTCAAGGTGACCTGCGATTTGCTGATTCTGATAGCAGCCACTGGGTTGCCTTCCAAGCACCGGCAACGATCACCACTAATGTCACATGGACGCTACCTAGTGCAGATGGCACGAGTGGTCAAGCGTTGAACACCGACGGCAGCGGCGTGCTGAGCTGGGCTAGCTATGCGGCACTAGCAACTGCACAAACCTTTACGGCGGCACAGCGCGGCACCATTAGTGCCCTCGGTGCTTTAAGTGCTGGCACGACAACTCTAGATTTTGCAACAGCCAATAATTTCAGCCTTTCTCTTCCAGCCGGAGGTACTGTGACACTGGCCACACCCAGCAACATCACAGCAGGACAAAGTGGATGCGTTGTTATCACCCAGAATGGGACAACTGCAGCAACCGTTGCGTATTCAACGGCGTGGAAATGGCAAGGTGGTGCGCCAAGCGTTAGCACGACGCTAAGTAGCGTCAACGTCATTGCTTACTTCGTTGAATCCGCCTCGCGGATCACAGCTCAACTGCTCACCAACACCGTCAACTGATGATTCCCGGAAGCGCCAACCCGCTGCTCCTTCGCAGCGCCGCACCTACCGCCTATCAGGTGAGTAGATCCCTGCGTTTCAACGGCAGCGTTGATTCCAGCTACCTCAGCCGCACTCCCGGATCGGCGGGGA